ACCTAAACAAAAACGTCTAGCTGCAGTTGCTGCACCTCGTAAGAAGATTACATCAGCTGACCTAAAGAAACTTCGTCAGAAAAAGAAGAAGAAATAATGGCTAAGGGTGGTCTAGGTAAATGGTTCAGTGAGGAATGGATCGACGTCAAGACAGGTAAACCCTGTGGCAGATCCAAGGGTGAGAAGAGAGCTTACCCTGCTTGCAGACCCAAGGCGGTAGCAGGTAGCATCAGTAAAAGGGAAGCTGCCAAAAAGAAAGGACCGAAGAGAGTATCTTGGTCCACAACAGCATCAGGAAAGAAAAGGAAGGGGAGCCGTTAAGCTCCTCTTTTTTTATGCAGACTGACCCCAGTCATAACAAGCATAGTCAACAACAAACCAACCCCTTTCTTCTATAAGTTTTATACCGACACCTATGCTTTCCTGACAAGCCTCTTCTGTTTTGTACATATCTGGTCCAGTAAAAGTTTTNCAGACATTATTTTCTGCATAACAGGCTANTACTAAAGCTGCTATCATTAGATTTCTCCTTCCATTTCAAGTATAAGTTTATTTAAGTACCATTGTGCTTTCTTCAAGTCTTCAACAGGCTTTCCCTTATACCTGTAACGATGGAGATACTTCTTAGTATTGCCTTCTAAGTACCCCAAGAACATCATCGTATCCATGTTGTCCTTCATATAGTCTATACATTCTATCTGCCCATCACCATAGTGTAGTGGCTTATTTACTGGATCTGACATAGGTTCTCCTAGATGTTTATTAACTCAGCTTTAGTATAGGGAATATGAAAGAACTTCTCACCTTTAACAATGTATCTACCCTTAGCTTCCTTCAGGCTTTCCTCAGTCAGTAGTGTATCCTTAATTCTCCATGCTTGTTTCATGTCATTACGAAAGATGTAGAAGTTCAAGACACCATTCTGTTTCTGGTACTTCTTGACTAATCTACCCTTACGTTCAGGGATACGTATCTCAGCCCAAGTGGTAGGCCAATCTTCTTTCCATGCTACCTTAACCTCAGCCTCATTGAAGTATGTGTAGTCATCTTTCTGTGTCACCACATCAGCATCGTAGTTTTCTTTTGTGTTGACAACTGTATGCCCCTTCCTTTCGAGAAGGGACACCAGAGTTTCTTTAGCCTTAGCATCATAAGCTTCATATAAGGCTCTGTTGAATGGGCGTTTGATCATGCTACAAAGATTTCAAGTGCAGCTACTACAGTAATAATAAGGGCATATACCTCTAAACCTGTCATAGTCTTTCTCCTTTATGTTAAGTCTACAATTTCACAAACATCACCTGAGCAAGCCATTGTCTGCATAGCTACGGTGTTATCTTCCTTCTCATACTCAGATAACTTAGACCAATCTATTTCATCTGGCATCTCACTTAATAACATATTATACTGGTCCTTGTCAATCTCCTGATATGGTGCTTGCTGATAAGTATGTTCGTTGTATGGTAAAAATGACACACCTGACATCTCATCGAAGTGTTTATATACAAATGCTCCTACCTCGAACCATTCATCTTTCTTGACATTGATAGTGACAGATGGCTTGTGTTCACACCAGTGGCGTTGATAGGTAAGCCATGTCTCTAGTTGTTCAATGGCTGACATATCGGAAGTAACTACTGATCCCTTAGGTGACATGATAGGAAAACTAAACACAGTTGTACCATCAGGTTTAATCACACAGGGTTCACTAGGGATCTTCTGGTCCTTCATGAATTGTGTCAACGGATCTTTGTTGTCTCCCCTAACGGTTCTAATATAGTAGTCTGAATGTCTGGCATGGATTCCAGAGGCACTATCGACAAGTTGTGACACCGTTCCACTTGGCTTGACGCAAGTAATAGATGTTGATTTAGGAATGCCAAGGAGACCAGCCCAAGTAGAATTGGTACTAACAGCAACTTCACGTAGGTGGTCAAGAGTTTTCTCCAATCCTTTATTCTTAGATGTCATCAATGGGTTGTCCATGATGCCTGTCAGTGATACACCTAGAAGTCTTTCTTCTTCTGTGTTTGTCTTCCAGATCTTTCTGAGGTAGGGAAATCTTGTAAGTGACGATTGTATTGTTCCAAGGATAGTTGCATACTTAACCTTACGTTCAAGATCTTCAATATTATCTGTAGCCCTAACCACAACTTCCGTAAGATTACAGAACTGATACGGACGAAGGATGATTTCACTACAAGGATTAGTCCCGAACTCATAGTTGTCATCCCGTCTTCCGTATTTAGCTGCTTGTTTCTTACTTGCCTGACGATTGAATACGCCTCGTTCACCACTTCCTGATTCCACTAAGGCCATCCATTCACGCATGAATGAAGTAGCATCTGGCTTCTCTGTGTAGGCTACTGAGTTATTAGCTAAGGCACGTTGAGGTTCGTTCTCCCACCACTTGCCTGACTTAGCATGACGCATACGATCATCTGACAAGTTAGATAAACTAATCATAGCACTGCGGCGTACACCACCTACAACTACAACCTCACCTATCTTACACATGATGTCATGGCATTCGATAGAGGACAACTTACGCCCTTGGGCATCCTTGAATACCTTGACAACAAAGTTAAATAGATCTACAAGAGGTGCAGGTCCAGATGCTCGTCCACCGAATACTTTTAGCTTGGCACCAGCTGGACGTACACGAGACACATCCCACTTAGGTATCTCACCAGCCCATAGAAGAGCAAGAACTTGACGGAATGCTTTAGCCCAACCTTCCTTACTGTCTTTGACAACGATGACTGTCTCACTGTCGAACAACTCAGGAACTTCAGGGAGCTTCTGAACGAACTGCCTCTCGACACTAAAGCCAACACCAGTGCCACACAACAAGATGAACATAGCCTCATCGAAGGACTTAGGGTCATCTACGGGTAGATAGCTGCAGTTATATCCAGCTGTGTTGTCACGATCTAGGGCTGGACCAGCTGTCATCATGGCTCGCATAGAGGGCATAACATCTAGGTTAAGAATAGCTTTCTCTAGTTCAGATGCGATAGCAATGGTATCCATGTCTAGTTCACGACGAACTACATTGTCCATATACCTAGAGACTGTCTCACTCCAGCTTTCCCTACGCCCCTTATCGTCAAGCCAACGAGCATACCGTGACGTATGAATGAAGGCTTGATAGTCTGTTGGTAGGTAGTTATTCATCGTTTGTCACCTGATCCCCGTAGTGTGCCTCGTTCCATACGCCCGTCTAGTTTCTCCATGTTGAGTTCAATGATAGACTTTAGTGTACCACCGTAGATATTAGCTAATGCTGTAGTGTAGAACAACACATCNCCTAATTCATTNAATAAGTCTTCATTGCTGTAACGGGCCTTGTCACGTAGCATCTTCTTGACTTTCTCAGCTACCTCACCAGCTTCACCTACTAAACCCAAGGTGTTCTCAAAGATACGATCATTACCTTTGGTCAGGATCTTACCTTCCACCCAGTCAGAGTACATGTCCAAGTATTCTTTATATTCTTTAAAGCTCATCATTCTTCCATCTCTTTCCATTCTTGCATTTCTGCGTCCAAGTTAAAGTATTCGTTCAGGTCAATCATACCTTCTTCTACTAGGTATTTGACAATAAAATATTCTTCTATTTCATTTTGTTCTAGCAGAAGACTAAGCCCGTAGTTCTCCACAAGAGCATGTATTTTACTATCTTCATCGAACATTGTCAAGTACCTTTTTTTCTTTTATCCATTCAATAGGTATATTTTCTTTGGCATACATGAACCCATTCTTCTCACACCAAGATGCATAGGTTGTCTTTGACCCTTTATATAGTTTAGCATTAGGATTACTGAATACAAATCTTATGTCTAACTCTGGGTGTTGTCGTTTTACCATGAGATGTTTTGTCCTATCTGAAGAGATAAATCTCCCTTTAGTTTCTATTATTATTCCGTTGGCTAATACGAAATCAGGTGTGTAAGTCTTGTACCTAAGGTCTTGCCACTTGATTTTTAGTTTCTCATATGTGAACTTAACCTTTAGTTTCCTTAGGTACTTGGCTGTCCTTTCTTCTAAGCCNGATCTGAAACGCATTTGGGCGGCTCCCAGATCTGACCTTCATACCTACGTAACCACAGTAGCCTACCATTCTCAATGACACGATCCTCTTCTCCGTTGTAGGATCTTAAGCAAGCCTCATACATACCTTCAACTGTTTCTGTGTCCTCAAGGATCTTGTTAGCCTTGACAGGACCAATACCATATAACCCTATAATATTGTCTGCCTTATCACCTGTCAATATCTGTGAGTAGAAAAACTTATTACCTTCTACTTCGGATACTGTCAGGTATTTTCTTTTGTTAGGGTTGTAATGATTACAAGGTAACTGCAGCATATCTTTGTCGATAGATACAACCAAAGCTTCAGGTCCATAGCCTGTTGACCAGATGCCTAAGAGATCATCTGCCTCTTCACCTTGTGACACAATGGCTTCCCAGTTGTTTATCATGTGGTCACGTACAGCCTGAAGATGTTGAGGCTTCTCAGTTTTCTTTCTGTTACCTTTGTACTCATGAGTGACAGCTATGTCATACCTGAAGTTACCTTTACCTGTCAGGAATATTTGATACATATCACTGTCGATTTCCCACAGAACTTCATTAAGAGTTTCCTCTAGTAACTCATCAACTTTGTCAATGGCATCCTCAGTTGTCGTATCTTCACAGGAGAATGCTGCACGATAGGCAAACGTATCTCCATCTACGAGGACTTGTTTGAACATATTAGTTTCCTTATCTTAAGTATAATAAGAACTAGAGGGGTTAAAGTTATGAAGGATATACATGACACAATGACAGACATCGTTATGACATATGGTATGAACTCATTAATACTCACGGCTATCTGAGTTAGCTCTAGTTCTTTCCATGGCTCTCTTACGTTCTGAGTCATCGAACTCACGGATTAATTTTTTGTCCTTTATGAAACGCCTGAGTCTACTATTCTCATCCTTAAGGAGTTTGATTTCCCAACGCATGTCTTCTATTGTTCCAACCATACTCATTACTCATAGTCTCCTAAGATTTCATTGAGTCTTTTCTTTAACTGGTGTGTCTCATATAGTAACCAAGTTGTTGAACCAAACACTACACCACATACAATATAAATAATAGTTTCCATTTTATTCTTCCTCTAAGCAAAAGCCACACATACTATTTTGTGCAGGACCACCACAACTTACACAGGTCTGCCACTTCTCACCTTCAAGACCTCTCTTTACTAATGTCACAAAGCCTACGTCAAAGATAGCCATGAATGTCTCAGGATCACACTCTACTTGTAATGTGGCACTACCATCCTCGTGTTCTTCTATATCTGTTACTTTTATCTCACTCATTATTGATTCTCCCTTAATGCTTTCCACGACACAGGGAATAAAGGTTCTATAATTTCATCTATCTGCATAGCTACCTCTCTTGTTTCTTGTTGTGTGTCAGACTTAAGACGAAGCTTACACATGTCAGCAAATGCATCTAAGCTACCTGACCAGTGCCACTCAGTCATCATGCTCTGTGGTAGTACCATACGTGCTTGCTCAGGGCAAACACCAGCTTTAAGTAAACCTTCGTAAGCATCTCTACAAGCATACATAGCTCTACCAACTGGCACACTACCTCTGACTTCCACGACACCAGCAGACCCTTGCTTCTTGTCAGCACTACGTCCTCTCCATTCTTTAGGTGTAAAGAACTCAATTTCACTGTCAACATAACGACGAGATATTTCATTCCAACGCAGGAATTTATGCTTGACTAGCTGCCTAGCTACGAAGACAGGAGCACGTACATGACAAGAAATAAAGCAATGCCCGAAAGGAGAAGTATGCCTATGCCTTGCAAGGTAGTGAATAAGTTTTCTATCACGTTCAGAAAGGTGTTGCTTAAAACTGTAAGCATCTGATTCTTCATAATCCCACTCACTCTTGTTACCAAAGGATACTCTGGCTGCATTGACAACTGAAAGGTCATTACCCATATGTCCTATATAAGTTGCCTTAATCAAAACGGTGGTTCTCCATTCTCATCTAACTCTGGCATCTTAAATGAAAAGTCTCTTACAACTTTGTCATCTAAGTCTTGGTCAAGAGACCGAGGTTCAACTACCCCGATCTCCTGAAGGAACATCTCTAGTTCCCTGCTCATACTACCAACGATCCTCAGCTAACTCTGACTCTTGTACTGGTACATGCTCAATCACACCGATCTTCTCTAGGCGAACAGATGCTGTCGATCCTTCGCCATAGATAGAGATCTTGACAAGGGCTTTTGTACCATCACCCAAGCCACCATCTTCGATGTAGTCCCATGGTGTATTGGTCTTACCCTTAGTTACAGATGGTGCTCCACCGAAGTCTTCGATACCTGATGGGTGTACGTTAGGGCGTTTAAGTTTCATACCCTTACGATCACCAGCAACTGACCACTCCTTGATCATCTTGTTACCCATAGATACCTCAGGGAAACCTAAGTCAACCATCTTGTTTAACTCTGCGTCATCCTTAGGGACAAAGACAG